GTTTGTTTAGCAAACTCTAATGCCGTACCTTTATGTGAAGAAATTGATTTGGGTAAAGAAATCCCAAGACCAATCTGCTTACATAAACGCCTATAAAATAAGGCGACTTTACGGTTACCAATAACAACATCATCCCCTAATATAGCATAACACGTGAATAATCACGGATTACTTCTGCTTATAATGCCAGCCCTATAAGCAGAATACTGTATAAGGAAATGATGGGTAATAGCTAACAATGCTCAGGAGCTCAAGGCTCCCATAGGCTGACCAACTTGATATTTTACTTTTTTAAGCAATGGTTTACAACAAACCATCACTGTCTGTAGACTACCATGTTTTCAGTATTTAACTGGATGGTAATAAAAACGGTCTACAAGTAATTTACGTCACATTTCAGCACCTTCGACACCTAAAAGGGGTATCAATAATAACTCCTGGATCGACACGGGAAGGCGATCCGTAGCCGAGGATAGATCGAAAGAATAAAGACCCTTAAATTTATTTTCTCGATATAACCGATTAATCGGCTTTAATTGATCATGAGTCCCATCCATGGGAATGAGCTTTAACACGGAAAAAATCCAATCGTGTAAGGGCTTTAAAACTCATTGAGTAATGGGATCCACCATAGCAAAAACCCTTAACTTACCAGCGGCCTCTAATTTATAGCCTAATTTTCCTAAGATAGCTCTTTGATGAGCTATCTTTAAAAGGAAATTATTGCTAAAAATCCAGATTCCATTGGTAGGATAATGAAATTCACTATAGGGTGATGAACCTGATCAAAAGGCCGAAATCCAATATTCTAATCGACTATAATTTCAAGTCGAGTTAGATAAAGCCATTCAAGACTTAAGAATTTTTAATAAGTCAGGATGGGCTCTTCAGGCAACAATGGTTGATACCATTGATGGCAAGGAAGTTGCCATAGCTTTATAATTTGGTTTTCAAGAGAACTTCTTTGTTTTCTTATCTTTCTCTCAAGACTCTCCAATTTGAGTAGTAATAGCGCAAGGACTACTCTTATGAAGAGAAAATGGTTTTCAAACCAAAGAGAAAGAAGGTCAAAAGTTCTTACCAAACTCCTTTAAAACATTATTTCAAAAGAATTCGATAAAGTCCACTTGGATTACAAAATCCTTACCGGGCTTGGTTATAGAGTCTAATGAGATTTTTGGTCTCACCTCTATAACCCGATATATCGCGAATAATGTTAATCATAACCTTATAATATTAAGATCTCCAGCAGCTATCCGCTTCCTATGCATGCGGGGAATAAGGGAAGGGATACCCTTGGAATGCTTGATTCTGCATCCTAAAGGTGTTAGGTCCTTAAGGTAATCACCTCCTAATCTCTTTTGTAAGATAATGGAGGAAACTTTCAAGTAAATAACAAGAGATTTTAAATTCGAGTTTTCCACCAATCTCGAACAATCTCTTAAATACTTAACGATTACCTTAATAGTACTTTTATTAATTTTGTTTCCATTTAATCTAGCCAAAGAAATAATGGGCTTGATTAAAATGGAACCTTTATTTCTAAAGGCCTTAGCACTTAACATAATAAGATAATTCTCAATTCGAGCAACATATTTGCTGTATTTTAATTTAATAAAATTGTTAAAATTTCGGTTCATATGTTGTTTATATTGATAAAGGATCACTCCTGAGCAGACACCCGCCTAGGGTTTACGATTAGAAACGGATTATAGTGAAAACTAAAACATCGGTTTCGTCGACCTAAATGATGCCCCTCTACCTCCGAAGTAGGTTGTGGGAGGGAAGGTATACCTTCTTATTTCTTATATTAAGCTTCAGTTTTCTTTCCAATTCAGGAAGAGCTGCAGCTACCTCTATAGGGGTTCTCTCAGATTAATTAACTGAGAGATAGGGCTTATTTAAAAGCTTGAAGCTCCTTATGGTACCTTAAGTACTTGGATAAATAGACCAGTCCAAATAATAAAAGGATTTTAGGAACAACCTCTTCTAAGACCCTCAACAATTACTTAAGGCAAATAATAATCGTTGCATAGTTAGTTACCTAACCGACAAATACGCCACGGGAATCTGATCCCCGTTTCGCATCCTATTCCAGGACTGTGAAATAGAAGAAGGTGTAAAC